AGAAGAGCTTTAGGAAACAGTCTTAATTTAGTTAAAGCTGTAAGAAGTGATTTTCAAAAACCTCTAAATGTATTGAGACAAACTGCTCTAGCCGTTAAAGATTTAGGTGGTTTAGCTATCACAGCAGTCGATATGCCAGGTGCTATATTAGACGACATGGAAAGTTCATGGAAAGATTCTATTGCTATTATTGGTAACTCATTTCAACGTGGTCCTGATGGGGGAAATAAAGGCACTTCTGCTACAGGCGTAACAGCATCAGGCTTAAGGGCTGGTACTCAAGAAGCGAAAGCTGGTATTGCAGCAAACGCAGTTTTAGCTCAATCTGGTAAAAATGAAGGTTTAAGCCAATCTGCCGTAGCTGGTGGGGCTTTAGGTCTTGGAGCATCACAGTCTTTAGAGACAGATAGTACTAAAAATATCGCTAACACTCCAGAAGAATTTTTTGACTTGTTTGATGCAATTGATATTGAAGATTTAACGCTATCTCGTGAACAGCAAGAGGCTATTGACAATGAGCTTGAAAGAGCTAGACTTGTAACTATTGATGATTTCAGAGATTTTAGAAACGATATTGAAAACCTAGCGTTAGAGATTAGTAACGCCTTTGGTTCGGGCGATAGCACATATTCAGATATTTATGGAAGACCAGACCCTAATTCAAGAGTTCTACCAATGACTTTAGAAGAGAATGAAATACTAGTGTCTTTATTTGAAGCCGTACAAATGTTTGACTTACTAACAGCTACAAAGCAATTCGATGACTTTTCTGTTGTAAGTCCTCTTGAGTTTGTTGGAGGTTTGGCTAACGAGTCTGGAATAGATTTTGACAGTACAGAATCTAAGATTTTACTACCTGTTCCTTTTGGTTTAACTATTGAAGAGATAGCTGCAAGATATTTACAAGACCCTGATAAGTGGGTTGAAATTGCTACAATAAACAAACTTACTTCACCTTATATAGATGAGGAAGGTTTTACTTATAGCTTACTTTCCAACGGAGATGGTCGTCAAATAAATGTTGATGACACTGCTGAGAATTTATATATTGGACAAAAAATTACATTAAAAAGTGACGTAACTCCTCAGTTTACCAGAAAAATCATTAATATAGAAAAGATTGGTGACGGAAATTATCTAGTAAGTTTTGATGGGTTAGGTGACTTAGACAGTTTAACTACTGCCCAAAACGCAACAATACAAGGCTATTTGCCAGGGACTGTAAACAGTCAAAATCAAATATATATACCGTCTAACTTACCAGCTCAGCCTGATGATAGAATTAAAACTCCTGACCATCTTGATGAAGATGTATTAACAAGAGTTTCTAAAATTGATTGGCTGTTAACTGACGATGGCGATTTAGCTATTAATAAACTTGGTGACTTTAGACTTGCAAACGGACTAAACAACTTAGTACAAGCGTTAAAAATTAAAGTAAGAACTAAAAAAGGTACTTTAATGAGACATCTTGATTTCGGTCTAGGTATTGAGCATGGAATTTCCATAGCTGATATTGAAGCTGGAGATGTTATTGATGCTATGAATAAAATGATTGAAGATGACCCTAGATTTAGCGGCATTGAAAGAATAGATATAAGACTATATGGCTCTACTTTAACAATAGATATGGCTGTGAATATCGCCAACGGTTCTGGCGTAGTTCCAGTAACTTTTGATATATAATGTGGTATTATAGTAATATGAGGAAAAACTGTAAAATATGTAAAGAAAATTTTCAAGCTATTAGAACTACAAAAGAATATTGCAGTAGAAAGTGTATTTCAAAAAACAGATATTTAAACAATAAAGAAAAAATTTTATCCAAAAATAAAGAGTATAGAGATAACAATCCAGATAAAATAAAAGAAATACATAAAAAATACCACCAAAACAATAAAGATACTCAAAATCAGAAAAGAAGATGTAGGTACGTAAGAAACATTAAAGAAGAGAAGCAAAGAAAAAAAGACAAATACCACCAAAACCCAGAAATATATAAAAATAGGAATAAAAAATGGGTAAAAGAAAATAAAGATAGTAGAAACAAGTATCTAAGGTTTTACTCTGCTAAGTATAGGGCGATTAAACTACAAGCCACATTAGAGGGTTTTGACCAAGAGATTAAAGAAATATATAAGAATTGTCCAGAAGGATATGAAGTAGACCATATTATGCCACTACAAGGTATTGAAATTAGAGGTCTCCATGTACCTTGGAATTTACAGTATTTAACCGTTAGGGAAAACAGAATGAAAAGTAATAAAATATTAGGAGATTTATAATGGCTGGCACTCCAACACCGAAGTCATATGAGCAAATATTAGGTGACATGCTCAGTACCTATATGGGTAAGATAGGTATTGACGACCTGAACACTGGGGCTGCAAACACGTCTTTCTTTGAAGCCGTTGCACAAGCTATTTATAGAGCTTCGGGTGATACGTTTTCTATACTGAGAGATTTCAACGTAGATAGAGCTTCTGGTGAAAAGCTTAAAAGAATTGCTGAAGAAGAAAATATCAATGTATCTGGTGATAAAGTCGCTACTGGTACTGTAACTATTCGAGATGAGTCTTTTGAGAAGATTGTAAGTAAAATATATGCTGGAGCAAACCCTCCTAACGTAGGGTCTTCTATCATTAAAGTATCTGATGCTTCGGAATTTCCAGCAACAGGTAGTGTTTATATTGGTCGTGGTACTCCAAATATTGAAGGTCCATTAGCCTATAACTTAATCACTCAAGTAGGTGGTTTTTACGAATTAACATTAGTAAGTCCAACTACAAAATTTCATAACATTTCTGAATCTGTAATTCTATCGCAAGGTGGAGTTCGTACTATTGACGCTGGTGAAGTTGTAAGAGCACCTTCAAGTGGAGCTGTTGATGACACAAGTTTTACACTAACACAACAAGCTATTATCCTTGACGGTGAGAATGTAATCACTGGCGTACCTGTTGCTGCTCAAGAACCTGGAACTGATGGAAACGTACCAAGAAATGCTATTAAAGAATTTTCTTCTGCACCGTTTACAGGTGCTACAGTATCTAACGATGTAGGATTTACTACTGGTAAAAATGCTGATACTGATGCTGAAATTAGAAATAACATAAAGAAAGCTAGAATATCTCGTGGACTTGGTACAGCAATTGCTGTAAAATCTTCCGTATTGGGTGCTCAAGCTTCTGATGAAAACGCTACCGTTACTTCAAATGAAATCTTTTCTGACGGACAAAGAACTACACTATTCATTGATAATGGTGAAGGTTATGAAGAAAAGACTGCTGGAGTAGGGCTTGAATTTATTGTAGACTCTGCATTAGGTGGAGAATCTCACTTTCAACTTGCTACTGGTGGAAGTCAAACTTCTATTGCTAAAGCGTTTCTTTCTTCAAACGAATCATCTCCATTTAACATTGACGCAAACGATAGACTTGCACTACTAATTGGTGGTGACTTAAGTGAGCACGTATTTCAGGAATCTGATTTTAGGTCTCCAAGTAATGCTACTGCATTTGAAGTTGTAGCTTCTATTAACGCAAACCCAAATATTACCTTTTCTGCTAGAACTATTGATAATGGAACTAGAATTACACTATCTGCTAGAGAAGAGGATGATGAGTTTATCCAAAAAACAACTCCATCTACAGGAGATGACGCTGGAGATGCTCTAGGTCTACCTTCTGGTGAAGTTCAAACTTTAAGACTTTATAAGAATAAAAAACCAATCAATAAGAATGGTCGTGTTGCTCAAGTTACTTCTGAAGAGCAGATTAATTGGTCAAATACAATTGCTTCAGGTGATACTTTAATAGTATCTGTTGACGGTACTCAAGAAATTACTTATACATTTATTGATGCTGACTTCCTAGCTGAAGGTACTCACCCAACTGTAAATAAAAATAATACATTACAGTCATGGGTAAATGTAATTAACACAAAAGTTACTGGTCTTACAGCCTCTATTAACGGAAATAGAATTGTACTAACATCTAACCTTGGAACAACTTCAAGAGCAATGTTATCTATTAATGTTACTTCAGGTCTTGTTTCAAAAGGTATTTTCACCGTATCTGGTGGTCTATCTGCTGAAGGTAAAGCTGCTGACTTTACACTATCAAGAAACACTGCACAATTTAAACTTAAAGACCCTTTAGAAGAAGGCGACAGTCTTACTTCTGGTACTGAATTTACCAAAGGTAAAATCGAAACAGACCCAATTCTAGGTGGAAACGTAACTATAGCTGCCGATGCTTACTTCTGGTTCTTAGTTGATAACCAAGATGCTCAAGCAATTAATACTGGAATTACTGCTGATACTACAATGACTGTTAGTAAACCTTCAGCTAATATTGTAAGATATACCTCTAACAACTTAACTGCATTTTCTAATGTTCAAGTAGGTGATTGGGTTATTATCTGGTCTACAGAATTAGCTGCTGGAAACAGAATCGAAGCAAAAGTTAATGCCGTATCTGGTGAATATATTGAATTAAGAGTAACTCCTTCTGAATACGCCTTAGCACAAGTTGAAGGTCCAATTGTTTGGAAAGAAGGGATTAATATAACTAGAACTGACGCTGCCGTTCAAAAAGTAAAATTAGCAGCAGGTTCATACAATATCAATACAATTGCAGCTCAATTAAATGATTCTATTATCGGTGCTACTATAAGTGTAGTTAGTGATGAGGTTTTAATTGTAACTACTAAGTCTGAAGACGAATTAGGTGAAGTCTTTATATTAACTTATAATGACGCTGCTAAAGGGTTAAACTTTGTAGAAGGTTCTCGTGGTCAATCTGAAATTTCACTATTTGCATTCTACGAAAGTGGAAATGCCGATGGAGATTTCCCTTTATTTGCTCACGGAAAGATTACTGATGATTCACCTGCTGACCCACCAGATTCTCTAATTCCAGACTTTGATAGTGCAATCGACTTGATTGCTTTAGGAATCGACCCTAATGCTATTGTTTGTATGCTTGAAGCGTATAATGCTGTTAGAGATAATATTTCTGTAAACGAATGTGCTCAGATTGACTCGTTATCTGGATTAACTGTAGATATCGAAGATAGTGAACTTCTTAGAAGATTACGCCAAAACGATAGATTCTACGTTGCTGACACTTATCAATTTAGTGCTGATGATACTATTGTTGCTATCTTAGATGGCGACCCATCAAACAAAACATTTCCAATTCCTCTTTTTAGAAGAGCTATTGCGAACAATACAATAGGTATTGATACAAATAATTGGAGGGCTTACGATACTGATTCTGGAGCTACCACTGAATTTGAACAATTCTTCGGAGCTGAATTTAGTTTTAAAAACTATCGTGCTCTAATGCAAGCTAAAAACGCTATCGACCCTCAAAACCCAGTAGTAGGTCAAGACGCTCTTCTTTTTAGAAGTGTTGAGTGGGGAAGAGCTGGTGAAAAAATTAATGTAGGATATGTTTACCCAACAGCACCCGACCAAGAAATTAACCATAGTACGTTTGTAAACACTCAAACTATCATTAGAATTGGTCTTAAGTCTGGTAATGCAATTTCAAATGCAATTGATGGTACTACTGAATGGGATGTAACTATCACCAACTTTGGTGCTTATGATGAAGTTACATATACTTGGAATAGTACTGGGACTAACCCAACTATTGATATTGCCCTTTCTTCTGGTGGTTATGTTACTATCAATGGAAATGGTGAGTTTAACGCAGCTAATATTGGTACTTTTAGAGTATCTTCTGCTACTGCAACGTCTTTTACTACAATTAGAGAAGCTGGAGTTGCTGTTGCTGAAATTGATAGAGCAACATTAACTGACACTACAATTGTTCCTTTTGAAAACAACGACACTACTGCTGATGAAATCAATACATATGTAGCTGATAATATTTCAGACCATATAACTTCTGAAATTCTAAATGACGGTGGTTTAACTGGTTCTGGTGTACTTGCAAAATCTACTGAAGAAGATTCAGATTATTCATATACTGGAGTGGATTTAAAAGACGGTGTAAATTGGGTCGAAATTTCTGACCTAGACGCTGCTGCTCCAAACTATCAATTTAGATTTAAAAATGCATTAGCACTACCTTCTTTCAGTACTGCAACAGCAAACGCTTATGCATTTAACGCTGGAGAAGAGGTAAGGATTTTACCAACAACTTCAAAACAAACTGTTGAATTTATGAATGTCCTAGCTGTTAGTGGATTCACTACTCTTGGTGATATTACTACATCTATGAGAGATAGAAAAATTCAATTTAGAACTGAGATTCTTGGTTCAAACGGTGTTGTTCAGATTACTGGTGGTAAAGGTAACTCTGCTGATGCTCAAATACTACAAGCCGCTTCGAGAATTGAAAACTCTGACTTTATGAAAGCAACAATTCTTAAAAGTGCCGCTGCTGGATTTCATGCTGACCAATGGATTAGATTAGAAGCTGCTCAAGCTCAAAAGAAAGATACAGGAATGAGCTTTGCTACAACTGTAGATATCGTATCTAACGACCCTACTGCTGGAAAATCTACTATAACATTATCTAATCGTGAAGCTCACGACTTATATTTTGGTGAACCTAGAAACTTCTTTAGAGATAGAGCTAGAGTTTTCCACGTAGAAAAACACGGTAGATTAGTTTGTCTTTCTTGGGACGAAACTGGTTCTGACCCTGTTTTCAGTAAAACTGTTGAAATTAACGATGGTGCTTCTACTATTTCTGTAAACAAGAATGATGATACAGGATATACTGAATACACAATTGATTCTGGAAGTATTAAATTTATGGAATCTCAAAGAGGTGATAGGCTTACTATTGCTGGCTTAGCTGATGATGTAAACAACGGAACTTTCCCAGTTATTGGAGTGTCTGATGACGGTCTTACTATCGTAACTGATAATGGAGATGGAATTGATGCTGTTGGGGTAGCGTTACCTTTAGCTAGTGTTTCAATTACTGCTGAAGTGAGAGAAGGTGATACTGTAACTCTTGATGCTCCATTCGCAACACTTAACCGTGGTGTGTTTAGGGTAGTTAGAAGATTTGAAAAATCTATTTATATTGAAAACGCAAACGCTGTTGAAGAAATAGTAACTGTAGTTGATAATTTACGCTCTTTAGGTGGAGCTGGTTCAACTGAATATGACGTTGTAATATCTGGTGGTATTATGAGAATTGAGTGGAATACTAACGGTACTGCTCCAACTCTTGCAAACGCTAAATATGGAGATGTTGTAACTATAGGAACTGACTTCGCTGCCGATAATCAAGGTGAATTTGGCGTAGTTAATACTGGTGATAATTTCATCGAATGTGCAAACGCTAAAGCCGTAGCTGAAGCTGGAGTAACAATTGGCGATGTTCTTGAAGTTCACCAGCCTTCTGTTAAATTCTCTGAATACGAAGCTACTGTAGCTGGAGATTCATTTATTGTTTCTGGAGATGTTTTTGACGGAGATAATATTGGAACATTCCAAATACTGGAAGTTCTTAATAAAAACGCTATTGTTGTAAACGGTGTTTTAGCTGATAAAACTACTGTTCAGCTAGAAGAGAAATTCACTCAAGTCTACGTTGAAGAAGGTTTAAAATACTACGCATATAAAAATATCTATAACAAAGCTGTTGACCCAACCAATACAGACAGAACTTGTCTTGTGTTTACTACTGATGACCAATACTTAAAGGTTAATAAAGATGCAGGTAAGGTAACTTTAACTGCAATGGGTAAATTTGGATTCAGCACTTCTGTTAAAAGAGGTCTTGATTCTTATAGATTCCACACTGGACTTATTGCTGAGTCAAATAAAATTGTATATGGTGACCCTAGAGATAGTATCACATATCCAGGTGTTTCAGCCGCAGGTGCAGAAATCTTTATTGAACCGCCACTGGTTAGAAAAATCGAAGTTGGTGTTGGTGTTAGAGTTAACACTGGTATTCCATTTAGTAAAATTGTTGAACAATCAAGAAACAATATCGCTGCATTGATTAACTCAAGTCCAATTGGACAATCAATCGCAATCTCAGATATCGTATCTGTTGTAAACTCAATTCCAGGTGTTAAAGCCGTATCAATCACTTCTCCATCCTATGATATCTCAAACGATGTAATTGTGGTTAACCCTTCTGAGAAACCATTCATCTTGGATATTGTAAATGATATTACAATTAGTAAGGTAGATTAATGAGTACTAGAGAAAAGGAAAAACAAAGGTTAAGACAATATCTTAACCCAGCCGTAAGAGGTCCAAACACGGATAAAGTATTAGATGCTTTAGCTGGTGGACCTCAGTATTTAATTGAGAATGTTGAAGCTGTAAACGACCAGCTTTATATTGTCACGGCTGACGGTCAATACCTTGACCAATTATTAGCTGGTAGAGATATTACCAGACCTGATAATGTTGGTTTATCCGATGAAGTCTTTAGAGCATTGGGTATCGAAGTTTCTACTAGAAAACAAGTTAGAGATTTAGTACATGAGATTCTTAGAATTATGTATGGTGAAGAATTTGTTAGAGCCTCTGTAAGAGCTGATGAATTTGAAACTTATGACTTAGATGATGGTGATACTTTAATTATATCATTCGATGACCAAGACAGTGTTGAGGTAACTTTTAGTGCTAGTCAATTTACTAATATAAATTCTGCTACTGCTCAAGAAGTAGCTGATGCTATTACAAAAGAAATTCGTAGACTAGGTAGAACTGGTGCTGCTATCGCTAAAGATGATGGTATTGGTGGATATGTAACTTTAATTTCTGAAACAAACGGTCCTTCATCTTCTGTTAGAGTATTAGGTGGTAAGGCTCAAAATAAACTTAAGTTTGCTGAAATAAGACCAACAGGCGGTGTAGCCGCTACTCAATGGACTTTATCTCAAGAATCTGGTGGTGTTATCAGAGCTACTTGGTCTGGTGGTCCAGACCCTAAAACAGGTAAAGTTGAAAAAGGTGACTATGTGAATCTTTTTGGTTCAGCCTTTGATACAGATAATCACGGTACTTTTACTGTAACTGCTGTTAATGGTGGTTTAGTAGGTGAGGCTTATATTGAGTGGGAAAATCCTGCTGGTGTTGCTGAAACTACAACTCAAGGTAGTGAAGAAGGCTTATTATTTTTCAATCCTAAAAAACTAACTATTAATTCAAAAGTTACATGGGCTGGAGCTTATCAGACTGAAAATAGATTATTAGAAGTATTCATGCCAGCTACAACTAGGGTTGTAAGACGTGATAGAGCTGGAGCTGCTCACTTACATGTTTCTGGAGCTTCAAGTGATGACCAATTAGGTCCGTATGCTTTCGACACTTCAAAACCTTATATTATCGGTGGAGAAGAATGTGATACAACAGAAGAAGTAAACGCTTCAACTAACTTAATTATAAATGTAGATGATTCTTCAGATATTCCTGATGAGCAAGGGCATTTGATATTTGGATTCGGAACTTCAAAAGAAGAAGGACCAGTACCTTATATTTCAAGACCATCAACAACTAGTTTAATGATAAACCCATCGTATTCTTTTAAGAACACTCACGATGCTGGAACAAATATTTCATTAGTAGCTCAAAATTTTACATATGACGTTGCTAGAGATGCAACAGATTTTCCATTTTACCTTACTGACGCTGTATCTGGTCGTATTTTTGCTGAAGAGCTAATTAATTTAATCGCAGCTACAGGTATTAATGTAGTAATTACAATTTTATATCCAAACGATATTGGTCTTGCCAAATTTGGTACGGAATTTTCAGATAAGTTCTATGTTTGGGGAGGAGACCTAGTATGAGTCAATCAGTAGTTTTAAAAGGAGCCGAGTGTAAAGTTTTCATAGGTGGAAAGCTATACGGTGAAGTTCAACAAATATCGTACACCATTGACTACGGTGAGCAAGAAATTTACGGAATTGATTCTATTTTCCCTCAAGAAATAGCTACAACTCGTATTTCTGTACAAGGAAATATTAGTGGAGTTAGGGTTAAGTTGTCTGGTGGACTACAAGGTAAAGACGCTGTAACTAAAATTAATCAAAAATTATTTGCACCATATGTTTCAATTGAAATTCGTGAGAGACAGTCTGAGACTAAAATTATATTCATACCTCAGTGTAAGATAACGGCAGAAACTCTTCAAGCCGCTGCTAAAGGTACTGTTAAGCTTAACTTCTCATTCAAAGGTATTATTCCATATAATCCATTGGATATGAATTAAGGTCTTCAAGCATACCTTTACTTTTCTTATCTGCATAAACCATTGGAACTACAAATAGTAGCCAAGGTGCTGCGAACAACCCAATCATAATTAATAATAATTCCATGTTACTTTCCTAATATGTAGGTTACTACAAAGTTAATTAATAAACATGCAAACCAATATATGGCTAATCCCCAATTCTTTGAGGCACAGTAGGTGTATATTGCCCCTACTTGCATTAACATCATTATATTGACAAACATATGTTGTTTCATTTTTTCTCCCACCACCAATTCTCTTTTTCCATATCTTGCATATACAAGCTGACTACGCTGGCGGCTTCTTCGCAAGTATGCATTTCAGATACCATCCAAGTTACATACCCCCAAGTTGTATAGGGGCTTCTTTTGCTTAATTCATTAGGCTGGTCAGTAAGGTGTGTAA